ACCGGCCTCGATGCCCGAACCGGCCTTGATGCCCCAACCGGCCTTGATGCCCTCACCGGCCTCGATGCCCTCACCGGCCTCGATGCCCGAACCGGCCTTCGCTCGGATAAACCCTCGCGCGGAAACCGAGAGTTTGAACCGGCACCAGCCAAGATCGGCGGCGATCTCGATGTGACCGGCCCAACAAGTTACGTCCGCCTCACCGATGTAAAACCCGTCTGCGTCGAAATTTTCTTTGCCGAGTTCTAAGACCGGCAACCCGCCGATCATCCGCAGCGGCGCACTGCTTTCCTTCTTCTGTTCTTCCATTCATGCCTCCTTTAGGCAGCAGATTCGCTCTGCATCGCGGAGGTCTGGGTATCATGCAATTGAGATTGCTGACCTGCCTCAAGTGGGTCACTCGCGGTCCCGATGCCAGTCGGGACCGTTTTCTTTTTGTGATGCCAGTAGTAAGTGCGGGGGTGAATGCCAACCCGTGCGCACGCTTTGGTAACGCTCAAGCCGACATGCTCGACGAGCGAACTCGCTTGGGCATAAAGGTCCTCGGCCTCACCTTTCTTCAATCGTTCTGCATTCGGCATTGAGCGTATTGTACACAACTACATAAGATTGTGCAATATCACGGCACAATAATTGCCGACATTATGTGTACGTGGCTGGCAACACGAGGTCCGCAGAGATTGCGGCAATCAAAGAACTACTTGGAATATCCGCAACGAGAATGGCGGCTCGTCTTGGCGTCAAGCCGTCGACGCTGCATAACTGGGTGTACGGGAGGTCCGACAACGTTCCCGATTCAGTGATGGCGAAAGCGCGCGCGATGGTAAGCACAAACGACGTCGGGCCTCCCAAGATCCCGGCGTCTCAGCTCTTGATTCCAGTCCCTTTCATCGGAGGGGTTGCGGCTTCGAGTCCGGCTGATTGGACCGATCCTTTTGAGTCTGAAACGTTCGAATACGTGCCTCCCGAAATGGGCGACGTACGCGGCAGGTTCGCTTGCAGTGTCATTGGCGACTCAATGTACGAGCTGCTTCAGCAAGGCGACGTGTGCGTCTTTCAGTCTTCAACCACGCCTAAAATCGGCTCCGTTGTCCTGTTCCGATCAGACGACCGCAAAGTCACGATCAAGACTCTAAAGCATGACGGGAATAAATTTGTGCTCCATCCCGAGAACCCGTCGTACGAAGATGTTGAAGCTCGCGGTCTGTGTATCGGCTATCTCGTTGGCATTGTTCGCGAGGTCGGATCGAAGCGGGTGACGGTCTACGATCCGACCGGCATCCGAGCCTAGAAGAAAGTTTTTTCGTAAATAACTCGAAATACTCTGTACAGAATTGCACAAGATTGTGTAATGTATTCCTTGTAAGCGGCTGGCACCGCTTCGAGGACATCAATGCAAACGCAATCTCAAAAGCGAAAGACCGACAAACGGTCCCGAACTCTTAACCACCGCGCCGAGCGACACGCCCGACGCCAAGCCCTGAACCTCACCCGCTACCTCCGCATCGAGGTACAGCGATGAACCGAATCCTAGAGAAGATTCGGTCCCTGCTCGGCGAACTGACTCCCGAGGAAACCTCCACACTCGCGCAGGAAGTTCTACTTTCGATGCGCCGTGACGCTGCGCTTGAAGCCATTCGCCTCTACGAGGAAGCTGAGGAGTGCTGCTGATGAGCAAAGGAACCTACTTCCAGGAAATCCTGGTCACGAAAGAGCAGCTCGCTCTCGACCTGCTCGAAGCCATCCGCTCAGGAATCCGAGGCAAGGTTTTCCACGGCGGGACCCATAGCGACGTAGAAGACCTGAACCGCGTGCTCAGCATGCTCTTGGACGTCAAGAACGCGCTGACTCCTGACCCTGCTCCTGCCCCTAAGACTTTCCGAGAGGTGAACGCCTGATGATATTCGGCGCTCCGACCCTGCCCATGCCGCCGCCGGCACGTCGAACCGTTGAGGAACTCCGCGCCCTCGGCATCGTTCCAAACCCGATCCTCCCGCAGCACGTCGCGCTGATCATAGCCAACGAAGAGGCGGACAACTTTGAGCGGATCAAGTCTCGCCCCGCAAGCGAACCACTAATACCGAGCATCACCCCTCCGATCCGGGAGGGGAACCGGCTGATCCTCGCGCCCGATTTCGTCGGCGGTCAAACCATCACGATCGAGTGCTTCGATCAGTCCACGGCCACGAAGTGCCCGACGTCGTTTATCGCAATTCAGTCCGCGCACTACCAATCGTCACGGTGCCAGATCCACTTCGAGGGAATGGTCGCGAAGTCGTTCGCTAGTCGCGGATATGAGAACTTCGAACCCGAAACGCCGGAGCCGATCTTCTTCATGCTCCAAATGAACCGCGATCTGAAATACAACCTCCCGGTCATCCAGATCCCGGTCGACCTGCCTCTCAAGACTGTGTGTCGTCAGCTCGCAAACGGTCAGCTGAGCCTCCGCGACATCCAGATCCCGGACGGTCCCTGTGCGCTCACCGTCGAAAACTGCCCGAAGATGATCGCTCGTCGCGCCAAAGCGGCTGAGCGAAAAGCGACTGGTCAATCACTGCCTCTACGTCGCAGTGAGGCGCGAGCGCGATTCCTAGCCGAACACCGCGCCGAACGCGAACGCGCGAGCAAAGACTGGCCGAACGACGCTCTAACCGAGCTGATCGCACGAACGGCCAAGGCGGTGAGTTGCTGATGCAATCGACAACGGAAACTCTCCTGGTCACCGTCGTCAAACGCGGCCCGTACAGCCTGATCGTCACCCCACGAATCGACCGCAGAGGTTTCGTCCTCGCGGTCACCGGCCCGGACGGAATCAAATCCGCCCGGCGCCGCCGGCCCTTCGAAACTCGCCACCACGCCCTCAAAACGGGCCTCCGAATTCTCCAAACCAGCGCAGGTGATCTCTCATGAGCGAAACAACCACAACCCGAAAACGAAACATCTTCGACATCGATGCCGAACTCGACCAGATCGCCATGTCCTTCGACCAGCTCGAAGATGGCGGCACCGAGGAGGCTGTTCTCGCCGCGATCGAAGCCTACTTCGGCGACCTGATCCAGGAGCGAGACGCGAAACTCGACAACTACGCCCGGTTCATTTCCGAGCGCCAGACGATCGGCGCTGCGCGCAAGGCTGAAGCCGATCGTCTCGCCGCACTTGCTAAGGTCGACAACAACACGGCCGACCGCGCGAAGGCGTTTCTCAAACACCTGTTCGACTCGAAAGGTTGGACCAAGATCGAGACGCCGTCGCACAAATTCGGGATCCAGGCGAACGGCGGCAAGCCGCCTCTAATAATCGACGAGGTGGATCCAACGACGGTCGACGAGTGCTACCGATTGGTCACGGTCAAGATCGACCAGGAAGCGGTCCGAGCAGACCTCGAGGCTGGCGTTGAAGTCCCGTTTGCCCGAATCGGTGAGGTCGGCACTCACCTGAGGATTCGATGAACGGTCGTATCAACTTCGAGAACGTGTTCTATCTCACGTTCGGCCCGCTCGTAATCGTCGCCGGCGCAGTCATCTGCTGGGTGGTGGAGCGATCGTGAACTTCGCGCCAGCCTGCTTCCACCGTGCCGCCGAGCGCGATCGCCTCATCCGCGCGAAGACGGTTACGTCGCTGCTGATCGTCACCGTCCTCCTGACAGGAATTGCGTATCGAACTTGCAGCCAGAACCCGGTCAGCTCGACGAACGCTCAGGAGGCCCGATGAGCGCAGTCGCTGGCCGAATCGCCGAGACCTACGCCGACCTCAGCACGGCTGAGGTCGTCGGCCAACAGCAGGTCGCACTCAAACGCCTCGAGGAGGCCCGACTGGAGTGGAGCAACTGGCACGAACGACTACTGACCATCGACACCGTTCTCCGGACCCGACCCGAATACGAAATCGACCAAGCGCGAAAGGAGCGCCAACCGAAATGAACGAACTATTCCTACAGATTCCCCTGTCGTCAATCTCTGAATCTCCGTCGAACCCGCGCAAAACCTACAGCGACTCAGCCCTCGACGAATTGGCCAGCTCGATCCAGGCGCACGGCGTTCTGCAACCGTTGCTGGTGCGACCGATCGGAAATGATCCGCACGACAACGCATACGAAGTCGTGTTTGGCCATCGACGACTTCGAGCGGCGGAACGCGCCGGCATTCCAAACGTGCCCTGTCGGATCCGCGAAATGTCGGACGACGAGGTCCTCGAGTGCCAGATCATCGAGAACGCGCAGCGCGAGGATGTCCATCCTCACGAGGAGGCACTCGGCTACAAGCAGCTCATCGATCGCGGAATGTACGACATCGACCAGATCGCGGTCAAAGTCGGCAAGTCCGCCAAGCTCGATCCGGAGGTAGCGACGAAACTCCGAGACGCCGGCGCCGCGATCGACAGCCTGGAGCGAATTGCGGCCCTCAATCCCGATGATCAGCTGGCGATGTGCAATTGGATCATCACTGCACATTGGGGCACACCTAATGCTTCGGAGGTCCGGCGTCAAATCGAAAACGCCTTTGTGCTTCGGCTCGACGACGCAGCGTTTAACCCGAAGGATGCAAAGCTGGTCGCCTCGGCTGGGTCCTGCGTCGGCTGCGTGTTCAACACTGCGTCACAGGCTGACATCTTCGCTGATGGTGAATCAGACAAGAAGCAGGGCCGCTGCCTCAACAAGCCGTGCTTCACGACCAAAACGAACGCCCACATCGAAGCGGTCCGCGCAACGGCCGTTAAGAAGTACGGCGAAGTGACAAACCTATCGATTCAACATGCCGAATCGAAGGTCGGGCTGCCTTCAAAGAACTGGACTGCATGCGATGCCGATGATCCAGAGGCCAAGCCGGGAATGATCGTCGAACATTGGCGAGGATCCGAGATTGGCAAGATCGTCCATTTCAAACCGACTGTGGCGATTCGCACGACCGAGACCGGGGCGAGCATTCCAGAAGATCGAACGGCCCGACTCGAGCAGCTCCGCGGATACAAGATCGAGACGACATTCCGACGTGCGGTTTTCGACGCCTGCCTCGTCTGCTTCCCGATCGAGCCTGACGCGAAGTTCATCACTGAGTTCCTTCGAGTCGCCGTCGCCCAGGCCGTGGTCAGCCCATCGTACAACCCGTACGACTCCAAGGACGCTGCGAAGCATCCAGGACTGCAGCCAGCGAAGGAACTGCTTGGCATCGCGAAGGAAGGTAGTCGCGAACTCAATCTGACTAAGGCGGCAATTGGAGACGTGTCGACCAGTCTCAAGGCTCTGTTCATCTTGGCCACCAAATCCGAGATCGCGAACAACGATAACTGGCAGAAACACACACCGTTCGTCTTGATGCACACGGCCGCGTTGTGCAATGTCGACGTCGAGATGCTGAGGAAGGAAGCCGAGGCCAAGTTCGCTCCAAAGGCCAAGAAAGGCAAGGCGGCAGCGTGAAAGTCACGACGTACGACGGCGAAGGCTACGCGACCGACATTGAAGTCGGTCCGATCAATGTCGAGCTAGATCAGTCGAACATGCTCCAACCTCGCGAGCTGTTCCTCGCCCAGGGGTTCAGACCAAGCTACATCATCGACCGAGGAGCAGACGGCAAACCGCTCACCAAAACCGAGCAGGTGCGAATGGTCGGCAACTCGGTGTCTCCGCCACCGGCCAGAGCGCTGCTTCTCGCCAACCTGCAAAGTATGGTCGCTCGCAACGACATGCGCAAGGCGGTGGTCGCATGAAAGAGCGACCAATTCTATTCTCCGGGCCGATGGTCCGCGCGATTCTCGAAGGTCGCAAGACACAGACGCGGCGCGTTGTGAAGTGCCCAGGCTTAACGACTGAGTGTGAGTTTGACCCATTTGGCGGGAGCGGGACACTGGAAGACTTTGACGCGGTTTTCTACACTCCAGAACGGAGCGGCAATCGGTTTGCGGTCAATTGTCCTTACGGTCAAGTCGGCGACCGGCTGTGGGTGAAAGAGACATTCACGCTCACTCAATTTGGAAAGGCGGTCTATCGCGCCGACGCGAAGGACCAGACGGGACAACGATGGTCGAGCATCGCGCCTGGTGATCCCGGCCGCGAAGTCAAATGGAAGCCCTCGATATTTATGCCAAGGACGGCGTCACGAATCACGCTTGAAATCGTGAGTGTTTGCATCGAGCGGTTGCAGGACATCAGCGTGGAGGACGCCTTCGCGGAAGGCGTATGCGCGTTGCCGATTGAACGTGCGTTGTCGATCAGCAACCAATATGCAACGGATAACGCTGATGCGGCCATTGAGAAGTATCAGACGGTGTGGGAGTCAATCAACGGCACTAAAGGCGCGAAGTCGTGGAACGCTAACCCGTGGGTTTGGGTGGTCGAGTTTAAGGTGGTGGCCACGTGAGCGATTCTAAGTGGACCGAGAAGCGGATCCGGCGCATTGTGGCCAGCCACTACGGCGTGAACAAAAACACGATCTTGCCCAATTACGCGATCGGCACGACTGGATTCGAGGCCGACCTGCTCGTTATTCGACCGTCGATGTGGGCCGAAGAGATCGAGATCAAATGCTCGGTCGAAGACTTCCGAGCGGAGTTCAAATCGAAGTGCCGAAAGCATCGGATCCTCGTCGAGGGCAAGCCGGTGTGGCGACGACAGCCTCACTACATCCGAGACCATACTCCTGACCAGTGGAAAGAGTGGGACGAAGCCCTAGCGAGAGATAACTATGATGACGCGAGAACCGATAGTCGAGGCAGCGTCTTCGCAATGGATGACTGGTCACAGCCGAAAAAGCACACCTGCAAGAAGTTCTGGTTCGCAGCTCCGCTCGAAATCGCTGAGAAGATCAAAGAGCAAGTCCCTGACCACGCGGGCCTGTATGCGATCAGCAAAGCCTGTTTCGGCCACGACGTCCGAATTCTCAAAGAAGCACCCGTCCTCAAGATGGCTCAGAAGGTCGACGAGAAGATGATGCAGCACGTCCTCCAGTGCGCCTACTACCGATTCTGGGACAGCGAACGAAAGGAGGCCGCGTGAAGCAATCTGTCACCTATTCGATCTCGATCGACGCTGACTACAAGCCACTGAAATATTGGTCTGACACATGGGCGATTCCCATCACGACGATCCGAACGTGGATCCAAAACGGCAAGTGCCCGGCCAAGTTGATCGGTGGCCAATATATGATTTCGCAGCTCGAACTGTTAAACTGGACACCTCCAGAAAGCGAAAAGGACGGTCATGGCGAGAGCGAAGGGCGAGGGGACGTACGAAAGAAGAAAGAGCGACCTGCAATATCGGTTCGTGCTTCAAGCGGACAAAAAACGTCTCGTTGGCCCGTTTAAGCCGACCAAATCCGAAGCGCTCAAAGCGTGGAAGGAAAAGCAGAAACAACCACCCAAGTCGAAACCGAAATCCGCTGATCCATTCTCCCAACCTGATCGAGTCTGCATCGGCGATGAGATTTACTGGTGCTTGTTTGGCGTTTGGGACAGTCCGGACGGCGAACGACCAACAACCAAGGGTATCTGGGCCGACGAGCTCGCTCCAACCACCTACCAGCTCTATTTCGACGCATTCAAAGCGCGGATCCGCCACGACCCGATCGCGCTCATGGATCCCGCTGAAGTCGACGTGCGCGACCTCGAGTCGTTCCGATCGCGGCTACTGCACACACCATCGAGCTACACGCGAAAGCTAAAAACCAAAAAGCCCGACGGATCGATCGAAGTAAAAGACCTGATCGTCGAGCGCCCTCCTCTCAACGGCCGCTCGGTCATGCGGTACATGACGCCCGTCTTCAAAGTGTTAAAGCGGCATCGAAACCTCTGCTACCGCGAATTGGGAACGCTGAAACTCAACCCGCCGAAGAAAGCCTGGCTCACCCATTCCGACCGTGACGCGTTCCTGGCCCTCATGAACTCGCCAATGCTCCGTAGAGCGGCCCTGTTGATGATGCACGGCATGTCGATCGGAGAAGTGTGTAAAGTGACGTCCGACGCGTTTGACGGCCACACAATCGAAATCTCGGAGCAAACGAGCATGATCGGCGGAAAGGCGGTCGACCGTGGCCAACTCAAGCGAGCACGAAGGTATCGCAAATTGCCGGCAAATCGCTTGCTGAAACAAGAACTGGCTGGTGTCACAGGCCGCCTCGTCGACTTCATTCCGTCATCGCTTCGGCGGGCGATCGAGCGAAAGGTTGCCGGCACGAAATTCGAAAACATTGGACCGCACGACCTGCGAAGATCCGGAGGAAAGTGGATGCTCGACGCCGGCGCGAAACTCAGCGACGTGGCGGCCATTCTCGGCAATGATCCACGGACGCTCTTGGTCTGGTACGACACCTCAGACGCCGAAGGAAAAGCGAGAGCGATCGAGGCGGTCTAATCGAAAACCTTGTGTGGTTTCCAGTGTGGTTTGTTTCGTCGCAAGATGCCGGAATTTCGTCGGCAGTTCTGAACCGTAGGTTCAAAAAATGGAGCCTTCGACGAGAATCGAACCCGTGACCTCTTCTTTACCAATCAAAAGGGTGTTGAAGTTGCTTTCTACTTAGATGTCTACTGTTTGTGTGGTTTTTCTGTGTGGTTTGGTATCCTCCGATCATGCACGGATGGCAACCGATCAACGCCCAACTCCGAGGCTATCGAGGCCAAACGCTTCGAGCTTTGGCACGTCAAACCGAGACTGGTTTCCAGGTCACGGCGTTCCGAGAACGGCACAATCCGCCGGCGTTGATCGGCGTCGGATCCACACTGAATCTCGCGATCGCAGACTTCGAACGACGCGTCGTCGAGATCGAGGAACAGATCGACTACCTATGTACGCATCGCGCGGCGTGAGCCTGGCCGCGTTTTGTTCTGAACGACCGCACCCGGCGTCGCACCACTGAGACCAACCGGTCGCAACGACTCCGGACGATTCCCGTTCGGTTCAGGCTGGCGAATCACGCCCTGAGGTGCCCTCGTGAGCCTCGCATATTGTGCAAGCGCGAGAGCCATGATGAAGTCGTCGTGATGGCCCGCAGCGGCCTCCGCGCGTTGCTTGTCGCCCACCGCTTGATCAACGCAAAACCGCGCGAGTGCAGATCGTGCTAACTCCCGCCCAAGCCGAGAAGTTCAAGTCCCTTGGCGGCTCTCGGTGGGTTCAAAAGCAGATCGAAAACGCCTGATCCACGCACAAAAAAGACGCCCCCAGCACGAGGCTGAGGGCGATTGTAAACGTAACGGCGGATTAGGTTGTCAATTGGACTTCTTCGATCATTCGAGGCATTACGCTAATGTCGATGTACGGGTGCGGAAGGCCGAGCCGCTCGAAATAGATCGAATAGGCTAGTCGGCCATGCGGCTTCTTGGTGCTTCGAACTTGATGCCGGTTATCTCGATCGAAAACGAGCAGCCCGAACTTGTCGGCCATCGTATTGACGAGTTCGTCGGGTTCACACGCTTCGTTTGTCCACGGGATTGCGACGACATCAAAGTCCCGATAGAGCGATCCGTGAACCGCAAGGCAGTAACCAAGGCCGTTTGCGACTTCGACAAGGCCAGGTAGCACCAGGGAGTACATCGCTGCCCGCACTGGATGACGCTGAGCGTCTTTGTCGTTCACGTCCATGTTAAAGCTCCATCGGGTTATCCATGTCGGTCATGGGCACGATTTGTGCTGCAAGCGAGTGGCTGCAATCCGAAAGGAATTCGATCCGGCCCGACTGTACGTACAGGTGGCACGAGCCCGGATACAGTAGTGACGGTTCGAACGTCGGCGCGTCCATGTTGCCGTCAAATTTCCAAACAGGATCGTTCGGGAACCGCCGGTCTCTCGGATCGTGATCGATCGACAAAATGTGCGAGCATTCGCAGCCCGGACAAAAGAACCGCCACCCGAGCAGTTTTCCGTCAAGGGTAAACGGTTTCAGCTTTGACATCGTAGCCGCCTAGTGAGGGTAGCCAGTCGGGCACGGGAACCGCTTCAAGTACTCCGCGACCCAATCGAGCAGAATTGCCCGCTGCGCCTGGGCAAGCGTGAGCTGTCCGGCCATCACTTCTCGGTGCAGCCGGTTCTCGAGCTTGTCCTTGTCGTGGGCGTTCCAAGGCCCTTCGTATGATTCGCACCACAGATTCGCAGGATCCGAGCCACAGCCGATCTCGATCGAGCACGCGTGGTCGACTTCGAACGGCACACCTCCGCGCGCAAAATGATCGCGCTTGACCACTGCGTTGATCATCGCCTTGGTCGCCGACTGCCGATACAGTTTGGTCGTAAATCCCGGCTGTTTCATCGCCTCGAGTGTGATGCGCGGATCCACAACGCCAAGCACGACTCGCGGCGGCAGATACTTGCCGTATGGCGCGGAATACGGCCGGTGAGCCGCTTCGTCGGGCGTCAGGATGTACTGAGGCGTCCGCCCGCCAAATCCAAGGCAGAGCAGAGAGACGAGAATCAGCAGTCGTTTCATGCCTGATTATCCTCCGTTTCGCTCTCAGCTGCAAGAGCAGCCTCCGCCTCCGAAAACGCCTTCGACACGTCCGCCGGAACGCCCTTGATCGTTACAAAGTCGATGCCCTCGACGCCGCCATCCTGGAATCGCCCGTCAGGGACGTCCGTGTACGGGCACATAGGATACAAGCCGCGCTGATTGAGCGCGATTCGTGTGGTCGGCGCGGCGCCCAGAGGTGGGTTTAGATCGCCGGGCAACAGCGAGAAGATTTGATCTTTGGCGAGCATAATCGCCGTTCCGTCTGACTGGGTGAAGGTTGCTTGGCTTGCTTGCATAGGTTCTGTTCCGTTGGAAGATCTCGGGGCGCACGACGTGCGCGGTGTAGATGGCCGTGTTGGCCGTGGTAGTGCCGTGAAGCCCGTCCGTGCGGGCGAAGTAATTTGCCGTGCCGTTCGCGACCCACTTGCTGGATGTCTTGCCCGACTCGGTAACGCTGGCGATGTCGAAAAACGCGGTCGCTTTCTCGACATACTGCGCCCTGACGCTGGCGTTGAACGACGATCGATAACTGTTCTTGGTGCTGTCGAAAACCGTCTGGTTGAGCGTCGTCGCCCAGTTGTCGGTCGACGTGGTGTATGGCGAGATCGAGCAGATCGCGTAGTCGTATGGATGACCGCTCTGTGTAGCGAACTTGAGCGAGTTGTAGACCGTCGTGAGCGACGCCCGGAACTGGGTGTCGTTGACGCCGCCGCCGTTGAAGTCGTTGATGCCGACGTCGATGACGAGGTCGGTGCAGTACTTCGCAATCTCCTTCCGAAGCGTCGATGTTGACGTGCCGTTGTTCCAGAGGTAACAAGCTTCGCCACCCATGCCGGCGTTTACAAACGGAACGCCCCACGCGCTCATCGTCGGCGCCACTTCGCCGTCTTCGTTGTAGATTGGTGCGAAGCCAGTAGAGTTGGAACCACGGAGCCGCGAGTCACCCCAAGCGAAAACGCCTCTCGTGCGCGTCTTGGCGACAATCGCCATCGGGCCGAGTGTTAAGTTGTGCTGAGTCGCCGGCGAGCCGCCGAGCGTGATGTCCGGAATTGCTCCGGACGCTCCGTAGTCACTCCACTCGCCGAGGTTCGTCCGGTTGTACGTCCCTCCAAACAAAACGCCGGCCGTAGCGGAATTGCTCGAATGAGTCCATGTGCGCGTGTAGCCGAGCTGGTGATTTCGCCACTTGATCCCGATCCAGTCCGACCAAGCCATCTGGCCGCCCGAAAGCGTCTTCGTTGCCGATCCGGACCAAGTGACCTGCGAGAACGTGCCGTCGTAGTTCTCGATCCCCATGCGGAAATCGCGAGTGCCAGGACACGCTAGTTCGAGCTGGTAGACGTTCGCAATCAGGACCTTGACCGCGACGACATCATCACAAACCCGGTGGGCCTTGCGGTGGATGCTGTCCTGGATGCCGGTCGTGATCGTGTTCCACGTCTGGGTGGAAGCAACAACGCCCTCGTGCAAAGGAGCCGTTGTTTGCGCCGGCGTCGGCATCTTCCCGGTGATTATTACCAAGGCAAGCAGCGCAAGCTTTAGGTATTTCAGAAGGTGTTTCATGGTTAGTTAGAAAGTGCGAATGCAGCCCAGGCGAAGGTTTCGGCGGAGCCCGGCGTGTAGGCGTCGCCCGCACTCTGGTAGCCGTAGATCTTCTGGCCAGAGGCAAGAATCGCGTTGATGACCGCGCCGTTGTCGGGAATTCCGATCGCGACCGCGCCATCGGTGCAAACCTGCCAGTTCGTGACCGTCACCGACCCCAGGTAATTCGCGCCGGTGCTTGGCACAAACGTGCCCGCGTCGCCGTTGGCCACGCCCGGGTCGGCGGAAAATAGCGAAAGCTTGAACGTCGCGTTGGTGATCCCGGTGCCCGACTTGAAGCACCGAAACGCAAAGACCTGAGCCCCGCCGCCAGACGATTTCGCGACCTGAAATTGCAATGCTGGACAAGATCCCGCCGTCGCACTCGGCCCCATCATCTGGCCAATGGAGTAAGCCGTCGTGTTTGCAAGCCGGGTCCACGTGGCGGCCGCTGCGAGTACGTACTGTCGGTAAATCGCCTTCAGCAGCGAAATGACCGACCACGAAGACGTGTTATCCGTCGCCGCACCGTCCGCCTTCGCGCCCTGGGTGACGTCGGCCCCGTCTGCGATGGTCGCCGCTCCGCCTCCGCCGCCTCCGCCCGATTGGTAAACGTCAAGCGCGAAAGTCCCGTCGCCTTTGTCGTGCATGTTCTGGCGGATCTCAACGTTGTTGAGAATGTCGTGAACTGTATATTGCTTGTCTGCCATGTGTCTAGATCCTTAAATGAAAAACCCCCAGCGCGAAGCTGAGGCGGAAGCGTTGAGGTGGTGGCGATAGGTTAGGTTGACCAGGATTGACCGAGGTCGGTTGAATACAAAAGTGTCGGCGTCGTATCGCCCGCTAGAATCGGAGCGATGACCCAGCGGGCTTCCCAGTCGCACGCAAAATCGACGTTGCACCATCCGTTGTCAGCGATTGAGTACGCGGTGCCCGCACCGTTTTGAAGGTTGACAGTCGATGACCATGTACCCCAAGACAACGTTGGCGACATTGTCGCGAGCTTGATTTTGCCGACCCCGGAAGTTCCAGAGTCATATTCAAACCAGCAGTCCACCCAATAGCCATCGGGCGAAGCCTGAATAGACCTTCCGTATTGAGCCATTAGACTGGAGCGCTCCACGTCTGGCCAAAGTCGTCAGACGAAATCGTGTAGCCCGTGGGAGTTCCCGAAATGTTCCGAACAAGCGCACCGAGAATTCGCCCGGTGAATTCATCGCGGTCAAACCGAAAACTCAAAACGTCGCCGACAGTGGTGGCAACAACTTCCCAGTCCCATCCGAGCGCGTTCCAACTGTGGCGGCAGAACTTGAATTGAGCGTCCCCGTTGGCGACGTAGCCAAGCGCAAGTGATCCGTCTTTCCACTCGCGCACCCACGGAAGACCAGTCGTTTGATCGTGCCGAAACGAAGCTCGAAGCCGCCGCCGATTCGCCGCATCTGAGGTTGACCAATCGGCGTAGATTGCGGTCGTGATCTGCGACCGATGAAGCGTGTGGCCGAATCCGTATTCGATGCCTGTCCGGTAAAAACCGACGCCGTCGGCTGTTCCGTTCCCGCGGTTGGCCATTGAAGGCCGCTCGAGCAGCGCAACCACCGCGCCCGTGTTGACCGCGCCGCCTGACTTGAACACTTCACCATCGCCAGCAACGCGCAGAAACTTCGTGAACCGAATCGGCGTGTAACCGCCGTAACTCGTTTGCTCCCATGGGTCGCCGCACTGAGGGTAGCCCTGAACCTCGTCCCACAGATCCTGAGCGGCGACAGTCAGCGACGTCGCATCCTTGTCGACCCCGTCGGTCCAGTTTCCGCCCTGATAGATCGCGCCGTTTCCGAAGGCATTGAACCCAGGAAGCGCCGTGGTGTGGTATCCGTCGGTTGGCGGAGTGATCGCCGTTGCTGACCACCCAGGCAAATAATTGATACAGTTGATCAGGTCGCCAAGCGATTGCATTTGATAGTACGCCGCGCCGCTGAAAGGCACGACGTGAGCAGATCCAGGCCAGTCGGCCACTCGCTTGCCGTCGGATTCGAGCTGAATCGCTTGCTGCAAATATGTGTTGTCGCTCGCAGATTGCCATCCCGTCTGCCAATAGTTAAACGGAGTCAAGAATGTCGCTTTTGCGTCGACCTGACGGATGATGTTCAGCGACCCCATGTGCAACGTCGTTGTTGCCGGGACGCCCGATATTGACGCCGTTCGCGCGTCGAGAACTCCCCAGTACGCACCCTTTTCCGGGTCCGCCATGGTCGTCTCGTCTGGATAGCTCGAGGTCGGCGAAGATCCGGTTGCGTGCAGCGGGAATCGGCTTTGCCTGTCGTCAACGTCTGGAAGAGTGTAGCCGACTGTCGTTGGCGAGCAGAGGTCAATCGTGATCGTCTGCGAAGTTCCCGGAGTCGCCACCGTCCAATCGAACGACTTCGTCCCGACCGTCAGCGTTCCCGGCTGATCGGCCGTAAACTGCGCGTAGCGGAAACCTTCCCACACGGTTTCAAGCAGAGTGATCGACCCGCCCGGCGATGCGTAATTGTGAGACGCCGCGACAACCTTCGATGCGACTTGAGCAAGGGTGAAGCAGTTCCACGGCTTGCCGCGCATCTGGCATCGTTGGTCTCTCGAATCCTCGTGCTGGGATGACAGCGAAGGCTCGCCACCCGTCGAAGATGCTTTCAGCCAAACCCTCTGCGCGAGCCACTCGTTTACTCCACCTGTCCCGATCGTAGACCCGTCGACCGTGCCCGATGCGGCCCAGTTGAGCTGCGTAACCTGTGCGGTGCCCGTCGGATTGAGCAGCACGTCGACGATATTCGTCGCGCCGTCGAGTTTGTATTGCCACTGAGCGGTAAGTCCTGGGGACGGATACGCCGTGCCAAAACGCCGAAGCCTGCCCTCAAGCTGGAACTTGATTGGCGGGTTTACAAGCGTGTCGCAGATCGCCGTGTGTGGCGCGCTTGGATCGCTGTAGGTCTCACTGTAGGTTCCAATGTCCGCCCGAATCCGGCCCCATGTCGATGAATGATCGAAAACTATTCCCGCGTCCATGTTGACGCCATTCATGTTCGCGGTGATGAGCGTCGAGTTGCCCATTTGCTTGGATTCGGTGATCGCTTTTCGCTCAATCAGATAGCCCGGGGATCCGGTGTTCCCAGCCGTAACAAGCACATGGCACGAAGCGGTCACTCCGGCTTCGGTAAAAGACACCGAGACCGTCGTGCCGACCTTAAGCGCCTCATAGAACTCGGCACCCTTGCCGAACATTCCGTCCTTGTAGCTCGCGCCGTCGACAAGCGGATAATTGTCCGCGTCGTTGTCGCTGAGGTCGTAGACGTAGCACCACTCCTCGACCGTCATCGTGATCGAGTAAGACCCGCTGATGTCGCGATTGTATGAGCCGCCAGGCGATGACCAAACATCATCGACGTACGTCGTCGCGTAGGTGACATCCGTGCCGGTGAAGCTCGGGATGTCCATCCACAGTTCAATCGTGCGACGATTCTGAGCCGTGGTCGGAGGCGAAGCGCAGTTCAGAGACGCCGGGATGATCGCTGAATCCGAATCCGACATGTGGCAGATGCCCGGAAACTCGATGTAAACGTTCGACGCGTGTTGATTGACGACGTAGCCGCCTAATCGCGTGGCCGAGTGACAGCCAGTCTGAGCGCCGACCGAGCCGGAAATGTTGCCATCGAACACGATCGTGCGGGATCGTCCGGTCTTGAATGGGTTCGCCATGGCTTACCAGTCGTATCCGCTCATTGTCGGAAACGACCCGTCTGCGTTCTGAATATCCGATCCTCGATTGACCGCAGGACGCTTTGCCATTTCGGCATAGCTGACGATGGTCGCATCTGATGCCACGTATCGCCGCCGCGTCGGGATCGCGAACATTGTCATGATCCGCTCGGAGTAAGCCGTTCGAAGCTTGTTTAGCTTCCTCATGCCCAACTCCCAAGAACACCCTTGTAAAGCTGACTTGCCGAGTCAAGCGCCGGAATTGAAAACGCTTCAATCACGCACATAGAGTTGTTACTCGTCAGCGTCGAATCGACTTGCATGTGGCAAGCGCTCACGACGTAGTTGCTGCCGTCGATCAGAATCATGTCGCCGTACCGAAGCGGCCGTGGCCGGATTTGAAGCGTGTCGTCAGCGTCTGTCACGAGCACGAGCGCCGTCTCGAACACCTTCCACTTGCGAGCGTGGCAAGCGTAGTCAAACGTCCGCCGCGCCATCCAATTGACGGCATCTTGCGTCTGAAGCGCAGAGTTGCAAACATAGATGAGCTGCGGAAGCCCGTCCGTGTAATCCGGATAAGTTGGATCCGGCGCCGGATGGTCTGAACCGTTTTGCCCAAAGTTCGCCGCCTTCCAATTGATTAGGACTTGCGAATCAAACTTGCTTTGGATCGCGCCCGTCAGAACGCCAGCGTCGCCAAGGTAGCCAAGGCCCGACACATAGACCGCATTGCCCTCCGGAGGTTCGACCCACTCGGTCAGCGATCCGCGCAAGATGAAGTATTCGCCGCACGTTCCACCGCGACCGTCCGAAACGTCGGCATACGAGCCAGAAAACGCCGTCGGGACCGTTTGGCCGCTTGCGCGCCGGGTAGTCCTAAACGACGCCATCGCGCGGTATTTATTAGAACCGTTTGGCTTCGGTGGTCTTCGAATTCTCCAGCAGCCAAACGTATCAGACCCGCCGCCGCCGTTCGTTGCGTTCGCGTCGTACACGAGGTACGCCCCGAGATACATCTTCGCAAGGTCGACGATGATAGGCCCGACTTCGGTGAACGACTCAATAACGTAGCCCGACGAATCCGAAACAAAAATGCGCGGAGTGAGATCCGGCACATCGATCATCGTCGATGGGTAACCAATCTCCTGAAGCAGGATGCGGATGATGTCCGTGACCTTGTACGGCTTCTTCGGGTCCGCCGGGTCGCTTCCAAAGTTCCAAAGCCGTGGCAATTTGCCGCGCATCAGCGTTGACCATTCGCCTAGGCCCTTCCAATTGTAGGTGCCCCAGGTCGGATATGGATAGGTTGCCGCCGCGCCTGCAAAGCCCTGAACGTTGTTGTTGCCGATGCGCTTGAACTTGGGTTCGTTAAACCGCCCGCTGTGCAGGATTGACAGCAGCGAGTTGTCCGACGAGTTCAGCGCCCGCACTTGGTAGCAGAATTCGCCGCGAGTTTGCAGCCGCGCCAGGCCGTTCGATAGGTCCACGCACTTGACCGCCGATGTCTCGGTCGACGGGTCCGCAGATTGGCCCGTGATCGACAGGAACATCGTCTTATCAGGCGTGATCGAGTCTGGCGACGTGGCCGCGTTGACCGCCTCGCGCGTCACTGTGAATCGGTTTGCGGTCGGTGAAAACGTGTGCCCAGAATCAGACGCTAGAACGATCGACGCGTAATACTGTTGTTTCTCGCCCGCAGGAACATGGACGTTTCGGTAAACATAGTTCTCCGTGACGGTTGTCGCGCCCGCATAAGACAGCTCGGTTCCGTCCGCTTGGTACATGTGAATCGTGCCCGACGCTCCGGACGCAAAATTGCCCCAGAACGCGACGCTGAAGTCATTCGCGATCGTGCCAGAGCCGTCGTAGTTGAGCGGGCTAAACGGAAGCGTGAAAAGCGGCGTGACGAGCGTTCCCGTCGCTTTATACAGGTGGGTCGAAACCTGAAACTTCGCCCGAACGTTCCGCCGACAATCGAGCCTCAGCTTTGCAAGCGTCGGCTGCGGAATTGCGTCTGGAGTCGGCTTCGGAACGTTGTAGACCGTTGCGTTGCCTTGAAAGATGTCAATGACGTTCGCGATCAAGTTGCCTTGCGCGCCCGTTATCCCAAGGAACTGAAAGATGATTTTTGAGCCGTACCAGTTGCCATCACCGCCAAGGTAAGCGTCTGACCCGATCTTGACGACGTGTGACGTTCCCGCAACCTCGTGAGGCTGCGCCCATGCCATCGTCGATCGAAGCTGCCACGACGCGCCCGTCGTGCCCATCTGCTCGTACAGAAGCGCGGTACCGTCTGCCATCAAGAGCAGGTGATACTGCCCCTTTCCTGGGCTGCTGTCTGATCGCGTCTGGCCAGGAATGCCCGTGAAGTAGATGCCCAGAAGCTGACCCGTCGAACGCGAAGAAGGAACGAACGGAGTCTCAAACCGAAAGACGATCCAATCGTCTGGCCGTGCGTTGTTGGCGCTTTTTGCGACACGATCGAGGATGATCGGTTGCGTGTAGTTTGGCCCCGGGAAGGACGCCTGGTCGGTAGAATCGTTGGCCGCGTCCCAGCCTGCCCCTTGCGCGACCTGCTTTTGTGCGAACAAGTCGCCAGACGAGCGCGTCGATGTGGTCCCGAGCCCGGAAAGCTCAGACGGGGTGCGCTGAATTCCCGCTGTGGTAATGCCCGTCGGCATCGTGAACGACAGCACCGACGCATCAGCCGTCGACATCTCGTGCAGGACGCTGAGCGTGTCCTGATAGGCCGCAATTCGCCAGCCGATGCCCTTCCAAAATGTGACGTCGGTTGACTTCGACTGATCGCAGATTTGCGCCATCGACGAGTCGAACCAAAAGGCCGGCTGACATGCGCGATGAACCGGGGTGTCGATCAAGACCTGAGTCAAACGACCCGGAGTAACAGAGTTGCCAGCAGCCATAAATCAACCGAATCGCCGCGAGTGGCGTAATATGAGGAAATGAGCGCTAACCTGCAATGCCCGATTTGTAGCACTCAGCATGTGCGCGTCGTAAATTGGTGCACTCAGTGCGGAGCCGTATTCGCGAAAGTCAAAACGAGTCCGTTGAAGGTGTTCGGCGTTACATCCGCAACGTTCGGTGTTTTGCTGACGGCTTACTATTGGCTCGTATTCAATATTGGATACGGCGGCGTCGTGAATGTCGGACTCGTTTCAGATCGGACGAACGGGCTAATCGTTGGCGTGGCGATGACTGTGCTTGGATCTGCATTGCTAGTCGCTTTTGTTTTCGCGCCAAAAGGGATCAACCCTATGGACTTGGTGGCGCGACTAATTGCCCCGCCACCAAAAATCCCTGCGGGCTTCAAGGTGCCATTGACTAGCGTTCGCAAGCTGACGTCGCCCCCGTCTTCTTTGGCTTCATTGTCATATCCGATATGGACTCAGCAATTAAACGCGGCCCTCGTTCGAGCTACCTACACCTGTTCAATAACCGAAAAAGAGCGAAAATGGGCTTACGAATGGGGCATTGCGCCTACCGATGTCGCAAGCTTTTTCGCGTTCATTGACAAGTTTCACGCCTACCACGGGCGAAGAATCACGCGCCCGATCATTTGATCACAGCCTAATACGCGCCGATGCGATAGGCTTCCGAATCCAAGTCTTCGCTTGTTCGATTGTATGCCGACCCAACTCGCCCAGCAGCTTGTCCAACGCGCGAGCCACCGCCGATCGATTCATTTGAACCGTTGCGATACCTTGGATGCAGGTTGGCGGTTTTACTTCCAGAATTCTTTTCAGATCCGCCTCCTCCTATGCTGAACGGGTTCCAAATGTCGGCCAATCCGCTCGCGATATCTTTCCAGCTGCCTTCCTTCCAGTCGCTCAACCCCTGGTCAAGAAGTTGCGCGATGCCGCCAATGTAGGTCATCGCCGGAGTCGCGACCTTTCGATATATTCGTTCAGCTCGATTTGCCGCTGCGCCCTTCGCAGACTCGTAATTACCCAAACGCCTTAGGTCATTGTCGCTCCCTTCATCGCCGCGACTTCGTTTCAATTGGTCGTACATGCCCTGGTCAGCGTAACTTTGTGCAAACTCTTCAGGGGTTAGACCGATGTCACGCGACACCCTGACCCGCGTGTTTCGATCTCGAATGTTTCGAACTTCATCAAGAGCGCGAACGTAGTTTGTCGATCGATCAATCTGATACGGTCCGAAGTCGTAAAGCCCCTTACTGTGCATGTAAGCCGCCCCATAAGTTCCCTGCCTCAGCGCGTTACCGATTGCCTCAGGGCGACTTGCATCGCCACCAGACAGCGCATTTGCTTGACCGATTGCGCCAGGGCCTCCGCCGCCGTACAGTGCCATCCGAGCACCCTTTGCGGTTGACGATGCTGCAAATTCAGCAGCGGACTTGACCGCCGCGCCAACCGCAACGGCTACCCCCGCGCCCGCCAGGAGCTTTGACGCCAGCCCGATAGCCGACTCAGCAGCGCCGCTCGACATTCCCGCATTGGTAAGCGTTGTTGTGTTGATTTGCGATGCAATAGCCCGCCCTGCCCCGCCTAAACCTAGACTGCCGGCCGCCGCAAGGTCTATACCTAGTGGATTTGAGCCGTCAGACTGAAGAAAGCGGGTCCGGTTGAATACTCGCCGATCTGCGCTCACAGGAGGCGTTGATGCGCGTCTTTGCGCGTCCATGGCGCGATTCAGTCGGTACCGCTGATTTCGAATTGCGTCCGAGTTGTCATCGAACCCGCTATCGTAAAGCTGCCTTAGTCGGTCAGCTTCAAATGAAGCCCGACCAAACGGCCCGTCTGGTCGATACGGACGTGCGCGTAGTGCTGACCCGCCGCCAGAAGACGAAACGCCTCCGGCCCGCCCAACCCGCGAAGTCGACCCCGCCAGCCCGTCCATCGCCGATGACGCGTCTTTCGCCGTGTCCCGAAGCGTTCCCATCTTGTCGATGAGCGCGTCGAGTTCGGCGGCGTTGATCGGTAGCTTGTATCCTGGAGGCATCGTTAGTTACCCAAATAGGTTCGCGTCTGGCATACGTGCAATCTGAGATTCAAAATTCGCGATCGAATCGAACTCCGGCTCGTCATCCCGAGAAGCCAGTTCGCCGACCCAATCGGTCGTGATCCGTGGCACTTCGGCGTCGATCTTGCAATCTGAATGCTGGCAAAGCGCTTCAAGCGCGAGCGCGATGTACGTAAGAAGGTTCAGTTGACCGAGAACAGGTTCGATGTGAACCCCGTCCCGGTACAGGATGGTCTTAGCGCGCTCGCCTAGCCACCCGGTGAGTCTTCCCCCGACTCGTCAACCGCCCCGTTCTTGACCATGAAGTAAGCGCCGCGAATCATGTGCCAGCCCTGATCAAGGCAAACAGACGCGCGAATGACTTCGTCAACCGTCATCAGCTCGCCCGGAGCCTGCAACATCATCGAAATCTCAACCGCTTCGGCGAACAGCTCGTAGGACGTCGCAACCGGAGCGTCATCGATGTCCGGGTACAAACTTGGCTGCTTTCGCAGAACGCCGTCCTCGCCGCGCCAGTTGCCGAAGATGTACTTCGACGCCAGGCGGTCAATCTCTTGGTCGCGCTTGGCTTCCTCCGCCCCGTCAAGCTTTCGAAGATTGATCTTGAACGCGCCCGTCTTGGAATCGTCAATATCAAACTCTTTGGCGACCGGCGGCGTTCTTCCAACCTTATCCCACGCGATCGGCATTAGGTGATCACCAGCGGCGATGCGTTCGCGTTATTGATCGGTTTCAAGTTGATCGAGCTCATGTTCGGCGCGATCTGCGTAATACCCTTGTCGCCACCTTCCCAGATGCCGGTGTACGTGAGTGTGCGCGTCGTGCCGTTATAGTTGTACGTCGCGACAACCTTTACAAGGTCAAACGATGTCATCAGGTTGAGAATCGCATCACCGAGCGTCGCGTCGGTTGAGTTGTAGAGCGAGATGTGACAATCGATCTCGATCTGTGTCTTGACGTAGTGCGCGTATAGGTCATCAAGGCCGTTGAACCGAACCAATCCCTGATCCATCGAGAACGAGACGCCAGCAAAGAGCGACGTGCCCGCAAGAGCGATTGCCGTCGAGCCGGTCGGGACGCCCGACACGTAGTTTTGACCCGTAAGCGTGAACGTCGTCAGGTCCTTAGCTAGTAGGGGAACGCGTACTGCCATTAGACCGCCACCTGCCAATCGTGAGCCGCTGCGTCGTCAGCAACAACGGTTGCGCCTTCCGGAAGCTCTTCCTTATCGGCAAGCTCGCGGACACGCGTTTCGAGGACCCGAACCGCAAAGCCCCCGTCCCCCGTTTTGATTCGAGTCTCTTGTATTTTCATGGTCATTTCCTAGCTAAGAAGCTGTCTTGAAACACTCTCTGCATCTCGTCTTCGACGAACTTGAGAGAAACTGTCTTGATGCGATCTTCGAGCACCTTGTCGAGCGGCCTTGCGATCATCTTCGAAGTGCCGTATTGCAGGTAGCTTGCGTAACTCGCGATGTTGGCGATAACCGGGATCTTCGAACCGTCCGGCATCGAAAGCGTTGTGTAGATCACCCAGGATCGCTTGAAGACGCCTGAACGCGTGTTGATAATCGCTGGGTCGCCGTAAGGTATCGGGCCGGGATTCTTGACGCTGTACGGATGTCCAGGTCCGCGCCACTTGCCGCCACTGAAATACTTTGCGTAGTTTAGAACATCGGCCGCAATCTGCTTGTTGACGTTGGTCTTGGCTTGGATCAGCTTCTTTCGCGTTTTTTCGATGTCCCGCGCGAGGTCCTTAAACTCCGCCATCGACGAGCAGCCCCGGTTCCCAACTCACGCAGCACGCAATGTACTCTGTCTTGCCTTCGATGCCGACCTTTTCGTTGAACGCTTCGGATGCGCTTGAGTCCACCGTTGCGGATTCGATTTCGCACCAATACGTGCCGTGATGCGTCCGAAAATAAGCCGCCAGCGCGTGGCCCTTGTCAGCGACCACCATCTGCGATCCTGGGCTGCTTCCGATCGTGTGCTGCGACGTGATGTACCAAACTTGGAGCGGCATCCGGTACTGAAGGGTATCGATACCCATACTTTGCTCGGTCACGCGTGGGCCGAAGTCGATGACAACCGTTGGAAAGAGCGTGCCCGAGCCCTTGGCTTCGATAAGATTGCGCTTGAGAGCTTCGTAAGCTGTAAAAATGCTCGCGTCGGCGACGTCGGTATAAACCGCTTTGACTGCGGTGATAATCTCGCCAAAAAGGTCGCTGTAGCTCATAATTCACCCATGCGAGGCGGAAAGATTGTCGACAACGTGACCGAGTGGCACTTCTGGCTTGCCGCGCTCGTGTGCCTGTCTGCGGGCCTTGGTTTTGTGCTCGCTAGATGATAAGCGGAGCGTCGCCGAGCGGGGTCACGTAAAACCGCTTGTAATTCAAAAGATTGCGAGTTTTAACTTCGCCGGCGACCTTGAACCAATCCGACCGACCATTTCGCGAGGTCAGGTAAACAATCCACTCGGCGTCGACCTGCGACGATAGCCCGCACATAACGTAGTCGGACTGCATGACGCCTTGGGACTTGAGCAGCGTCACGCCGCCCTGCGGATCGTCAAAGTTCGGCGTCTCGTGCCAATTGCAAGCCGTCGCGGACTCGATCAGTGTGTAAGTGATCGCCGCGCCGGCCGTTGTATGGTTCGGTTTGTAGAGGTCGAAAGAGTCAAGATAGAACTCACTGGCAATGTCGTCAGATTCAACGCTCATTAGAATCTCCGGTACAGCGCGATTGTCTTGCTGGCTGAGTTAGACCAGATCTCGCCGAGCTTCGCGACTTCGCCATAAGTGACCGACTGGTCGTCATCGCGCAATGTCGTCGGCCGAATCACGATGCTTTCGCGCGAGTCTTCCGCGATCTTTGAGCAAGCGAGAAGAAGGATTGCCCGCCATGCGTCATTCGGAATGGTCGTCGATGCGTTGCAATAGCCCCAAATGCCGGTGACAACGATGCTTTGAGGTGGACCCCATTGAGGTACCACGAATTCGATTTGAGTTGGAGGGCTGCCGTCTGGCGTCGTCTTGAGCCAATAGTCAGTTCCGAGCGCGAGCAGGTTGCCGTTGCTTTCGCCATACACGCCGTTGTAGACCGACGTAAGCGAGATCAGCCCGTTCTTCAGTCCTAACTTTGTTTCTCCGCCGCGATTGATGCCCGTGATGTTTGGGCCAGGTGGATCAAATGGAACCGAGACCGCAGTTGCCGAGCTCTGGAAAAACGGCGACCACCCAGTGCGACGCGAAAACTCCGCGATCGCATCATTGACCACGTCCGCTGTGGGATAACTTCCGTTGAGCGTGATCGGCTTTTGGAGCGTCGACAGCAATGCCGTGACATCCGCAGCCGTGGGTAGCGCCGTTTTGCTCATGGTTACTCAGCCTGTGGAGTGGTTTCCGCAGGCGGTTCTTCGGTCTTGGTCTTTGCGCCAGACTTTGGGGCTTTGGGGTCCGCCGGTGCTTCGGGTTCAGTCACTGGGACTTCTGCGGCCGGTGCTTCGGGTTCGGTGTCGAGGGCCTCAAGTTCGTCGTCGGTAAGCTGCTTGCGTAAGCCGTCGACAAGAACAACATGCTTACCGTTGTCTTTTCCGAGAATTTCGTAATTTGCCATAGGGTTTAGAAGGGGCTGCGAAATGCAACCCCTTGGTCATCGCGCGATTAGGTCGCGCTAGGGATTGGGTTTGAGGTCTTCTGGTAACCAGCAGCCGCGCAACCGCTTTGCGAAACCGCCTGAGTCGTTGCGTTGTATTTGATCGCGATCATCGAAGCGACGACGACGTTTGCCGTCGCGCGGATGATCTGCGCTCGAACGTATCGGCGCGGGGGCCGATAGATGTCAAGAACCAGCAAGGTGTCCGAATCGCCAGTGGTTGCGACCGCCTGAACCGTTGCGCCCGTAGCCGGATGCGTCAACGTGTCAATCGTGCCTGCGCCGTAAGTGGCGGAGGTGTCCGAGTTTTTCGCGGTGAGGGTAGCGACACCCGTCGATGTCACGGTGCCGATGTGGGTAACAAAACACACCGACGTGAAGCCGAGCATGTCGACTTCGGTCGCGGTGAGCGTGTCGCCAGTGCCTGCGGCTGTTGCGTTTAGGACCTTTTTGAAGTCGGCTGCTGTCGAGAGTTGGTGAGTAGTCACAGTTTCTTCGTTGTCTCCTTTACGCCTGCTTTCCTGCGTGCAGTGCGCGGTTTTGGACGACCTGGCCGCCTAGTCGGAACCGGAAGTACCAGCCGACCTTGTTGGCCTTGATCATCGACTTGTCCTGGTCGCCGTATGGGATGACCGAAAGGCCGATGCGTCGTGCGACAACATACGCCGACTTGAGGTCGCCGAATGCAATCGGGTAGTTGTTCGTCGCGCAGTTCGGCATGAATGCGCTTAGAATCACGTTGAAACCAAAGAGCTGCGGAGTTCGTGGCGTGGCCATGCCTTCCGGTCCGTTGCTTCGCGCAAGGCCGAAGATGTACTGACCGGACGTGTCCTTGATCTGCGCGAGCGTCGAGAAACATGAAATCTGATTCATGATCGCAATCGTGCGCTCGGGGTCGCTCATGTACTGAGGAGGCATCGCGTAGATGAAGCTCGTCAGCTTGTCCGCCGTGATCGGGTCGCCAAGGTTGGTTGACGGCGGGTACATGCCCGACGCGCCCGGGTTAAGCATGAAGCCAGTTGGCTGGCCTGCGCCCGTTCCGTTCACAACCACGTTCTCGATTCCAAGCTCGTATGCCTGGGCCGCAAGATCCTGGAGAATCATGTTGACCGCATATGGGGAGTCTTCGAGCAGGTTCTTGTTGACCTCAAGGCCAAAGAGGCCCGTATAGATCGGAACTTCAACGTCTCCAAACACTGGATCAGTCGCGTCTACGGCTGGGCCTTGTTCGCCCGTCCACGAAATGCGAACGCCCGACGTATAGATGTCGCCGGTATCCGAATCGTAGTTGACCCGCGGAACAATGAGCTTGTCACGGGTGCTCGGGATCGTGTTGACGTAGTTGAGAAGCCGCGTCGGTGCGGGCTTGCGCATGATGACCTGAGCGAGCCATTCCGGCGGGACGAGGTAACCGCCGCCTTCATCGGAGCCTTCGGTCAGAACCGATCGGTAATCGTTTGAGTCGGCCTTGCCGCGCAGGTGGCGGCTGAACGCTGCGGAATACGCCGGTTCAGAGATCGCCTTGAACTGCTTTTCGCTGATGCCCCAGCCTTCTGCGTCCATGCCGGTCGCGCGGCCGTTTCGGTCAAAACCGATAAGGTCAGTTCCCGCCCGTCCGTCAAACTGGATTGAGCTCGCAATCTGTTGCTTTTGCGCCGCGTCCATCGCGGCAAGCTCATTGCCTTCCGCCGTGGTGAACGACGCGAGCGAACGAATGCCGTTTGCGCCGTTCAGGAAATCGTTTGCCCCCGCCGCTTGTTCGGCGAGTTTGGTTGCGTGACCAATCGCAAGCTGCGCTTGCTTGATGTCGTCAGGAAGCGCCTCGACTCGAACTGGGTCGGTCGTCGTCTGCGCCTCAGTGATGAGACTCTGCAATTTGTCTTGCAGTGCTTTAAGATGTGGATTCATTTTTCTCCTGCGCCAGCAAGCGTGAGCGTCGCGCTGAGAATTGCCTGATTGAGCGCAGAGCGATCGGGTTTCGATGCTTCCGCGAGTTCAGAGAGTTCTCGGTCGACGTCCGCCAGTTGGCTTCGTGTGTCGTTAATCGCCTGAACCGCCGCCCAGCTAAGCGAGCGACCGTCTTTGGCCTTGAGCGCCTTCATGGAGGCGACTCGGTCCGTGAATCCGCGATTGGCTGCAAGCACCTCGGCGGAATGCTCAGCAAAGGTCAGGCCAGCAGGCGACCCGTCTTCACTGCAAATCGTTGTGTCGTGTTCAGCGCGGGCGGTATATCCCGATTCGACAATCTGCGCCGCCGCCTGGTCGAGCGTGCAGATGCTGTCAATCAATCGCTTGTCAAGTGCGTCCGCTGCGAGCCACACCTGACCGGTTGCGACCGACTTGACCGCTTTGGCTCCCATGCCACGCCCATTGCCAACCGCAGCAAGAAAATGCGAATTGAGATCGTCGACGACACGCTGGAAATCGGCGCGTTGCTCGTCCGTGATGACGGAGCCAGGAACGCCCGCGCCCTTATGCGGCCCGGTCGAAAACACCAAGACTTCGACGCCTTCACTTTCCGCCGCCTTCGACTGATCGTACAGAACCATGTAGGTCCCGATCGAGCCGATAAGTGCCGTCGCGTTCGAGAAAATCTTTGTGCACTGAGAAGCCACCCAGTACGCCGCGGAGCAGCACGAGTCTTCGACGTAGGCATACACCGGCTTCATGGCCGCGATGCGCTGCACGTCGGACGCAAGGTCAGCGGTGCCCGAAACGTTGCCGCCAGGCGAGTCGATGCGGATGACAATCGCCTTGACGTCCTTATCGCCAGCCGCCATGCGGAGTTGACGACGCAAGAGCGTAGTCGACGTGCCCGCACTCATGCTCGGCGCTCGCGACTTCGTCATTGGACCAGTGAGGCTCAAATATGCGATCTTGTCGCGAACTTCGTACTCGCGATCATCGGAACGGGCCGCGTCGACAGTTACGACCGAAGACGCTTCGAAAGCCTGCACATGAGCAAGCGCCGGAGTCGCGCGAAAGATCGTCAGGTATTGCCGAGCCGCCGTTTCCTCGATTGCCCAGTGCGGGCCGTGAGGTACCAGCAGCGCGGTCATGTCCGCGTTTGGATGGATGTTCATGTTTGTGTCCGTTAGGCCAAAGGAGGCATTCCAGCCTCGGCGCGGTAAGCAGTAGCCATGCGCTGCGCTTTTCGCAGCCCGTCGATGACAAGGGTTTGAGCGGTAGGAAGTGGCGGCAAAGTTGCCTCAACACGCGCGGAAATCTGCTCGAGTCCGCTCGTGAAAACATTCAAAACAGCTTCGTCAGCCTTGAGCGACGCACCAGCGTCAACCGTGATCGGCCATTCGACTTCGCCGCACGAATGCTGAATCTTGATCAGGACGACCGCCATACCGTCCTCGGTGACCATTGGGCTAACCTGCATTCTTGTCCTCTGACCCCATCGTCTGCTTTTGGTTTCGAAGTGTGTCGCCGCCGTCGACCGGGTCAAGTCCGATCTGCGCACGCCCTTCGTTTGGCGTCTTGATCGGGCCGCCGGTTTCAAGCATCAGCTCGCAGATAAACCTGGCTTTCAGTGCCGGAATGTTTGCTTCGTCATACGTGATCGACTCGCCCGGTTCGCCCAGTTCTAGCACCAGGTCTTCCGTGAGTTGGCGGGCGCGGTTGCGAAGGAACGGAAGCACGAAGCGGTCAAACGTGATGTCGATCGCGCCTTCGATGCTTGCCCGGTTGTTCGAATGCTCGAGGCCAGTGCCGAGGCCGATAACGACCGGCTGCACCCCAAAAACGGCGCACAGTCGCTGCTCGCTGAAATCGTGAACTTCCTTCAGAGCAAGCTGCGACGGGTCAAAGCCGAGCTTCATTACGTCGAGCGGAACGTTGAAGACAATCGGCCGTCCGACATTGCCGCCCGTGATCTGGCGTTCAACCTTCGATGCGATCTGGTCAGTTTGCGCTTCAGTCAGCTCGACCTCGACGCCGTCAGGCCATTGCTTCGGAAAGATTGCCTGCGGCGATACCCCTGAGTTGTTGAGCAACGCGCTTTCCATGCGCGTGGCTTTCTTGTCCGCCACCAGCTCGGCAATGGCCGCGTCAATCGGGGACATGCCGACCTGCAAAAACTGCGGGTTCGGAGTCGCCCATCGGATGTGCAAAATGTCGTCCGGAGGAACTGCGTAATATCCGGTCCCCGTCGCAACCCTATACTCCGTGATCCAATCGCCGGACCCCGGCCGCGTCCATGGATAGCAAGTGCCCTCCGGAAGCAGCTCGAGCGCAATCAGTTTGCCGCCGCGCGACCTGTGCTTGTACGCGTAGCTGTTACCACGCGAGCCCTCCATGAAGACCTGGCCAGTCTGCAAGAGCGAGCCGTCATACCAAGGCGTCGGCTGCGCGAGTAGCCCGGTTAGCGCGTGGTCCTGAACCTGCTCAGTCGAGCCATCTTCCTTTTTTCGCGTGACGATCAGCGGAACTGAGACCGCGCATTCAGCCGCGAACGCAAGGATCGCGTAGACAATCGAGTTGTCCCACCGAACGCCGGCTTCTTTGTTGAAATCGAGACCGCTGGCTGCAAATCCACCGTACAGGCCCGCGCCTGACCATCCTCCGCCATAAGTCGAGCCGGTGAGCGATTGCACATCGCTTTTTGGCTTGTACGACTTCCGTGCGGAGTTAAGGATTCGATTGATCGCCATTAGTCAGATATCCAAGTAGCGCGCGCCACGCGACAAAGCAACCGAGCCCGATGAAAAAGCAAATGCCGAGAGCGCATCCCGCGCCGAGGATCGCTGTGAACGGTTGAATGAAGTACATCAGGAAGCCTTTATGGTCACGGACCGCTTTGCGGAAATCTCGGTAAATCCGTCCGAAGCCGCGTCAACTTGGTCGTCGTGCTTACCGCCAGGAAATTGCCTCAATTCCTCAACGAAAGCCGAATTCCAGAGGCATCGAACGATGTAAACATTGCCCGCGTTAACCTGCGAGGCGAGTCCGTCTGCGCGAACCTCTTTTGAACCGCTCACTCGCTCTGTTACGACAGAGAATCCGGCCAGCATACGTGTGAGTCGCGACGCTTGGTCCTTGCCAGCTTGTCCTGGATCCTGCGGAATGTGGATTTTGACCGACCGACCATCAAGTTCAGCCGTAAGCTTCATCTGTCGATCGCGCTCATCGCTGTCCCACTGACCTCGAACGACGTCGAGGACGTAAAACCGATTTTCGCTGTCAACTCCAAACTTGACTCCGGCGGTATAGTCGCCCGTCGACTCGCTCGCCGCAAGGTCCCATGCTCGGCAGCACCTCAGCCCGTCCGGTGCAGAATCTTCGAATTTCAGGCGATCGACTTTGAACTGTGATCCTTCGCGCGGAGTTGGATTGCCTTGGAAGACCGCCTCAAACTCATAGTCGCCCATCGCACGTCGCTGGGATTCCAGGAACTCGATAGGCTTTGCTTCGGGCCAAAGCGCCTCGCCAGGATCGCGCTGCAGCGGATCATTTTTGCCGGCGATTGCTGGAAGGTTGATGAACGTCCAACCAGGCTCGCCCGATGCCTTGATGCGGCCAATGAGGTCATCTTCGTGCCACCGCGTGGCGATCAGAAAGACGCGTGTCTGCGGCCAGAAGCGCTGAACGATCGAGCCAGTCCACCAGCGCCAGATGTTCTCCCGCTCGACCGGGGAATCAGCTTGGGCTCGGTCCTTGATCGGGTCGTCGGTGATCAGTAGCCCGATCGGGTTGACGCCAGTCGGTGCCGAACCGACGCCTCTAGCCAGAATCTTCGCGCCGTTGCGCAGCTCCCATTGCTTTCGCGCCGTCGCGCGATCGCCGAGGACGCCGAGCTCACGGGCCAATTCTCTCGCCGGATCGCTAAGGTTTGCCTCCGCAAAGTCTTGAGAATAGCCGGTCAAAACGGTGATGTCGGCCGGGAATCGCTGACCCCAAAAGATCGGCAATCGTTGAGTAACGACGAACGTCTTTGCGTGACCAGGCGGGAGACTGATGGCAACCCTCTTGATCTCGCCATCGATGAGCCGTTGCGCAACCTCGATTAAATAGCGAACGTGCTTCGGGACGCCGTAACCGGAGGGAAGCGTTCGCAGATACCACTCGAGGTAATCGTCCGGGCGCTCAAGCTGGACAGCCGCCGGCGATTCACGCGGGGCTAGCGATTCCGCTAACCTCAGGATCGCAGAGTCGAACAATGTCCTGTCGGATCGCTGCGAGTACGTCAGGGGCCGTGACATGCCGATTGATGATTTCGCTCAGCTTCATGATCAGCATCGAAACCTGCTGAGCCGAAACGTACGCGTTCAGGGCCTCTTGCCTCCTGATCTCTGCGGTGGAAAGTTTCGCCTTCTCCTGGGCCAGCTTTCGGACCTCGGCCTCTGCTTCCGAGTTGTCTCGGAGCAAATCGAGTGCGTCGCCAACCTGCTGGAATGACTGTTTGAACTGCGATGCGTCGCCCGACGTAATCGCCGCCGCCGCATCGTCAAAGTGGGCTTTGGCATCGGCTAACGCATCGGTCGATACCGACCCGCCAGTGCATGAAAGCTTGATCCAGAAAAGCGCTTCGACAACCTCGATCTGCTTGCGCAGCGAAACGAGATCCGGATCCTGCGAAGCCAGCTCAATAATGCCTTGGAGTCGCTCGGGAACGTACTTCGAATACCGCCCAGTTTTGATCGGCGCGCCCGGCGACTTTCCGCCGTGCATCCGACACTTTCTAGACCCAGTGACAGCGTTGTTATTGCACCGCAGCCCCGTCCGTTTGGACTTCGCGTTGCACTTCATAAGCTCCTAAAAAGTGGCTTGCATGGGGTTACCAGTCTTGCAAGGGGTTATCGCCTCCGACGAAACTCGTATTCCGCCGCTCGGACCGCGAAACCTTCACGCATCGCCCGCAGCTCAGCCTGTTTTCTGCGACGCGCTGCGCGGATCTTGCGAGTCGTGTTCAGGTGGATCTTCGCCATCGCAAAAAGGGCCCGCCGGGAATGCGACGGGATTGGTGTCTCAGCCAGATGCAAGACGTTCAGGAGGCCGCCCGCGCGGAACGAACGGCCTGACCGGAATCAGGACAGAATCAGAAGCGAAACGACACGCCGCCGTAGGCGAGAACGTGCGGCTCGGCGCCACTGAAGAAGCCGAAACCGAGCCCACCCGTTAGTGCGAGCTTCGTACCCGGCAGCCAGGTCAGCGACACTCCCGATCCAGCCGTGAGACCGTTCGGACCGCTTGCCGATGATGCGTTTGCGGTTGCGCCAGCGAATGCGTCGTAACCGACTGTGAACTCCTTTGAGAGTGCAGCCGACTTGATCGAATTCGCGACGAGCGCGACCGGCTGTTTCGACTTGAAGTCCCACGCGCCATGGATCGACCACTGGGCGGGCGCAACAGCGATACACGCAGCGACGGCGAGGATGAGCAGGCCGAGTCGTTTCACGCTGCTGGCTCCTCGGGAACCTCGGTGATGACGACTTCGGCGTCAATCTTGCCACCTTCGATGCTGACAATGAAGTCGAGCGCCTCACCAGGGAGGCCTTCGATCTTTTCGGTAACGTCGATTTCCTTCTCGCCTAAAGGAGTGTTGATCTTGAGGGCGAACTTGAAGCTCTTCATGTTTACTTTTCGCCTGTCTTTCCAGGCTGTCTGGATTCGGATTCAAACTGTTCTTCGCAGGACTTCGGCGACCAGAACGTGCCGACGGCAACGACCGCTGCGGATAGATAGACCGCGACTTTTGGGTCGAGTGTGTTCGACGCGACGAGGTGGGAGCTGAAGGCCGCGAACGCCATTGCGAGCCGCTTGTAGAGTAGGCTCATTGCTGCTTGTCCGCCCTAGGAACGATCTTGAATCCCGCGTCGAACAGCGCTTGGCGAATGGCGCGAGTGTCTTCAGCTGCGCTTGACATGTTCCGATCTACGACTCCGAATTTCTCGTCATGAGACCGCAGGCGTATTTCGTGGTCCGCAGTGACTGCTTCCAAGTGCGTCGTCTTCCATGTGACAACACCCCACGCGACACCCGCGCCTGACACAAGGGCCAGAGCGCTCATGAAGATCGGTAGCCATGTCGGGATAAGCTCGAACTGGCCGCGAAGTCGTTTGATTCCCATCGTTTAGTGGTCCGTGATGGTGGTTGATCCTGGAAGCTGATCTGGCTTCATAAATCGAATTAGCTTCGCTTGCGAGGGTGTCGCTTGCAGGTCACATGCCGCGAAACTAGCGCGAGGAACCAACGACGCTTTCCCTTACTCAGGAGTCCAAGCGTGAGCGCCCTATCAAGAGGCGGGCCAGGCGAAGCCAAAGTGAATTGAGCGACGTGCGGAAAGCGCGACCGCCCTGCTCGTGTTCAGGTGTCGCTCAAATTGGCCACCGGGCAGGAATCGAACCTGCGCACCAAATCTCTACCACTGAGCTACCGGTGAAAATCGAGACCCGGCGGCCAACTGATCGCGGCGACCGGGGAGGAAGGGATGGAAGCCCTTAGGCGTGGAAGCGCCCACAGAAATCGTATCAGAGGAACCTAAAAACCTGCTTGCATTCCGGATTCCGCATTGGAATTCCAATCAAAACGCCGGAATTCCAATGAAAAGCCCGGAAAACTCGCCAAAATCACGCGGATTCTCGGACCAACCGTCTCGCCTCTTGCGCGGTGACAGCACCGTAAGCAGGTGGCGAGAAGAACTGCGTCTGACCGTCACGATCCATCGTGTACGTGACCTGCTCTCCCTCCTGCGGCCCGATGATCGCGTGATCGTAAAGCACCCGCATGGCGTTGCGAATCGCCCGACAGTTGCCCGGTCCTTCGAGCCAGTCGAGCATTTCGTCGTAAGTGCTGAACGTGTTCGTGTCCGGCATCGGGTTCTCGACCGTCGCCTCCTTCAGGTGCCGATCGCGCTCCTTCGCTCGATATGGCAGTCCTTGGTACGCGCCAGTGATCGGAAGCAACTTGAGAATCATTTGCTGATCTTTCGGACTCAGCGAGAACTTCAGCATCTTGTCGACCGACAGGTACATCAGCTCAACCGCCGAGCAGAGCTTCGCGCCCTTCTGAGGCAAGTTCAGTTCACACTCGGACACCTTCAACCACGCCTTGTCCTCGCCGCCCGGACACTCCACCGAAGTGCGCAGCTCACCGGTTCGCCAGTGCTTCCAAACGCGGATTACACGCGTGGTCGATCCGAAGATCGCCTCCATCGATGGCAGGTCAGCACCTGACATTCGCGCCTTCGCGCAGCCCGCCCATATCTGCAAAGCCGACAGCCGGTACAGCTTCGCTCTGTGGTCGTAGTGCGTCGATTTCGGGATCCTCTTTTGCTCCATGCTTCCTTCCTATGTCTTGATTGCAACCTACGCGGCGAAAGATGCCTTCAACTTTTTGCGCTCACGCCAGGCTTCCTCGTCCCACCGCTCACCGGTTTCCTTATCCCACTTCAAGACCGGCGCATCTCGGCCGCGATCATTCGGATCCGGAAGCCAAACGAAATCGATGCCGTCGATGGGTTTGGTCGGACCGTTCGAGGGCGCTTCCACCCGAGCCGCCTCGGGCAGCTTCGGAATGAATGCGATGCCGCCCGCCTTCATCTGGGCAAGCATCGGCGTGTGCTGGTTCCAGATCTGGCCCCAGTCCATGCCGAGCTGCTTGTGTCGAGTGACGAACACGTACAGCTCGATCGTCTGCTCGACACCGAGCTTGTCGACCAATCTGCGCAGCGGGTCATTCTGCCTCAGGTGGCGCCGGATCTCATCCGCCGTAGGTTCGGGAACGTCGAGCTCGGTTGCTACGCCGACGAGAACCCGCTGAATGCTGTCGAACGGCTCAGAGGCAGCCCGAACAGCCAAAGGCGTTGAATCAGGAACCGGAGGATCGGGCACCGATGCTCCAGAAACGCTAGTTTCTGAATCTCTTAAATCTCTAATCTCTAATGGCTTTCGTTTGGGTTTGTCTTGGGTTTGCTCTGGGTTACCCGTTGGCTTAGCGTTCGCTAATCCGTTCGGTTTTGATTGGGTTTTGCGATCGCTTACCTGTGGCTGTGCATTCGGTTCTGCTTTCGCTTTCGGTGGACGGCCTCCGGAAGAACCGTTCGCTTTGTTCTTGGCTACCTTCTCGATCGTCTTCTCACGCAATTCGTGGCACTTGCTGTTCCGTCGGCAACCAGCCTCAGTCACAGGGAAGTGCTTCTCGAGCTCTGGCCAGACTTTCTTGAAGTCAGAGAGACCAACGCCGACCATGCGCGCCAGTGCCTCGATATCGTCATCGAGGCAGCCGTCTTCCCACTGAAAGCACAGAAGATCGACGTAAGCTCCTCGGGCGGCGAGGGACAGGCGGCGAGTTCCAGAACTCGCCAGCCAATCCTGTTGCCAGAACTCGAAGTACGGTAACGGTGAAGGCATTTAGCCGATCACCTTCCGAGAACTCGAACCGGTTGTCCGCGGGCCGATGACCTTATCTCGCTCCATTCGATCGAGAATCCGCGACGCTTCCTGAAACCCGATCTTGAACCGGCGCTGGAGCATCGACGTCGATATCTGCGAACCGTCGCGAGCATATGCGAGTGCCTGCGCGTACAGAGAGTCCGATTCGTCTGAATCGGACTCCTTGGGGTCCTCAAACGCGATCTTGAGCTGATAATCGGGCTTCCCTTGAGTTCGCCATGCTTCGCATAGAGCGGCAACCTCGGCCTCGCTGACGAAGCAGCCCTGAACGCGCATCGGCTTGCTCGCCTCGATATGCGAGAACAACATGTCACCGCGCCCGAGTAGCTTCTCCGCTCCGACGCCGTCGATGATCGTCCGTGAGTCGACCTGCGATGCGACGTTGAATGCGATGCGTGACGGGATGTTTGCCTTGATCAGTCCGGTGATGACGTCGACGCTCGGTCGCTGCGTCGCGACGATCAAGTGAATGCCTACAGCGCGGGCAAGCTGCGAAAGACGCACGATCGTCGTCTCGACGTCGTTCTTCGCTTGGATCATCAGATCAGAAAGCTCATCGATGACCACCACGATGTACGGCATGCGATCTTGGAACGAAACCTTCTCGTTGTAGCTGACAATGTTGCGAACGCCAGCATCCGAGAGAAGGTCGTACCGTTTGTCCATCTCTCGCCAGACGGCGCGCAAGACGCCAGGAGCCTCCTTCACGTCTTTGATGACCGGGCACATGAGGTGCGGAATGCCGTCAAAGAGCGTGAGCTCAACCCGTTTCGGGTCGATCAGCACCAGGCGGAGATCCTTGGGCGTGTTTCGCACGAGGAGCGATGACAGGATCGTCGCAAGTCCGATTGATTTGCCGCTGTTCGTAGTTCCACCGATCAGAAGGTGAGGCATCGAAGCAAGGTCTGCGCAAACCGGTTGGCCGAGGATGTCTAGACCGAGCGTGAACATCAGAGGGCTTGGGCTGTCCATGAACGCCTTGCGCTGCGCTATCTCGCGCATGAACACGGTTCGGGGATGGCTCGTCGGCACCTGGAACCCGATCGTCCGCTTTCCGGGAATCGGTGCCTGAATGATCACCGACGAGACGCCGAGCGCCATCTGAACGTTGTCCGAGAGCTCCGCCACCTTGCTTGTCTTGATGCCGTTAGGAATCTCAAGCTCATAGAGCGACACTGTCGGGCCTGGATGCACTTTTGCGACACGGCCGTTGACCCCGAAGGACCGAAGCGTCGCCAATATCTCACCCGAGTGCTCACCAATCTTGTCGATCTTTGGTTCGCTCGGTTCGCTCAAGAGTGCGAGCGACGGCAACGTGTAGCCGTCTCGGGCGATAACCGATGTCGCATCGTAGTCTCGATCGAGGATTGCAATCTCCGGCGTCGGCTCCGTCGGTGACTTGTGCGCGACTGTCGGTGCTTGAGCTACGGCGCTTGCCTTTGGTTTGCGCTGCTTTTGTACGGTCGTCGTCTCGGCTTCGTCGTCTTCGAGTTCGGGTTGCGACCTTGTGGTCGATGATCGACGGACGGCAAACACGCCTTGCACGTCGATGTCGCCTTCCCAGTCGGAGAAGAGGTTGATGTGCTCCTCGTCTGGGCTAAATGTGAATTTGAATCCAACAACCTGCTCGCTTTCGTTGGCTGGTGTGAACAAATCGACCGAGACCGCGCCGTAGAGATTGGATCGCTCCGCCTCGAGCAGTGCCTCCTTTCGCTGAGTCGCATAGTGACCACCAGGAACAAATTTACCGATGAGAATGGCCGAGCTTCCGTCGTTCGCGACAATGGAGTTCGGACCAACTCCGATTGAGCAGGACTCCCACGAATCATCACCCTTGTACGGACGCTGGCAAAATGCCGTGATCAATGCTTTGACAACCGCGCCGCCTATCGGCATCTGAAAATCAGATTGCGGGTCTACGATCTCTTCTTCAACTTTCGCTATTTTCTTACTCACGTTGCTTTCACCTCAAAGCTGTTGCTTGAAATCCTTCGGGCTGCGAGTCTGCGCAGCTCTTCGGCCCGATTCCTGAGCCGCAAGGCGTCCGCCTCGTGTCGTTCATGCCATCGTCGAACCGCTTCGTCCTGGCAATGGCGCGCCAGGTCAATGAGTTTCTCTGGCTTCATCGTTTGGAACCTCCTTGGAGCTGAGAGATCATCGACTGGATGCGCTGCATCGTGATCGTTCGATCGATATCGGCGAATCGGTAATAGGTGCGCATCCACTGCGCCACGGCGTCGAGCGCCATTTCGACCGTCCAGACGAAACGGTAGTGGCCAAGCTTGACCATCCGGATCTGATCGGGCCGACGTCGCGCCTTCTCGCTGCGCTTAACCTCAAGGCCAAGGCAGGAGCCACCGATGATCGGATGCCAGACGAGCAGGTCGGGAATCCCAAGCGAGACTCCCGATGACTCCTTCTGTCGATGCGCCGAAGTCGACAGCACCGTAAACCCGCAATGCTCTAACGCCTGCATGATCGCCACCTGGATGTCGTCCTCACTCGCCTTCGGGATGACCTTGGAGCGGGTAGCGGTTGCAGTCATGCGGCCTCCGCGTATTCGGTCATGATCTTGCGCTTGAACGCTTCGAAGATCTCGTCTCTGGTCAAGATGTTCGTCTGTGCGCGCATCTGGCCAACCGCGCGTCCCCAAGTTTGGGCAACAGAGATGACCGACTCTTTGCTGACCCCGAAGTCCTGAACGATCGCCTCATAGTTCGTCTTCTGACCGAGTTGGCCGACGATCTCGATCACCTGACGACGGCTGAGTGGAAAGGTCCAATGCTTGAGGTCGACAGCTGGCGCTGCTGGCTTCGGTTCGGACTCTTTCGGAGTTGACGGAATGGTTCGAAGGGAAGCGAGTTCACCGCGCAATCCGTCGATCGTCCGCTCATGACTCAAACATGTCGACCGGAGCTCCTCTGTCTGCTTCTGTATCTGCGCATTCGCTCTCGCCACACCTTCGTTGATCGTCTCCAAAGCAGCGTTCTCCTGCTCCAACTCGGTGATTCGACTCCGCGCGAGCGCCAGATCAGTCTCAAGCTGATCGCTGCTTGCCGAGGGGACGAATACCTTCGGCTCGGCAACTTGATAGTCGCCCGGCTCGGCCAGAAGGTAATCCATCATCCACGAGAACAACAGGGCGTCCGATCCGTCGAACTTTGACCGAAAGTGCGCGACCGTTTCGCACAGCAACTTCTGGCCACTGCTTACTTCTAACTCACTCATACAAAACACCTCGCTCCTGGTTCGGGATAATCAGGCCACCCGATGGCCTCAAAAAAGTCGGATTCCTCCGGTGTGTCGATAACGTGGTCGCGGGCGATCGCTATTGGAATGCGAACCGCGTCGCTCATTTAGCGGCCGCCTTCGCCTCTGCGACCTGCTGATCATTTGCGGATTCCAGGAAGTCCCAGAACACAAGCCACCCTCCGAACTTATCGGCCCTTGACCCAATCGTGAGGGCCTCGCACAGCGCAGCTCGAACCGAATCAAATCGCTCCGGCGCGATGTTTCGAACGTCGGCGAGTGCCCTGCACCGCTGGCCCAGATCGGCCATCTCAGTCGCTGGTTGTGCGTTCATCGCCGTCGGCTTTGGCCAGCGGTAAGGCTTCCAACCGAACGCAAATCGGTCACCCGTCTCGGTCGTGCAGCTGCCGTCATACTGATGGTGAGTCTGAGGCTCAAACTCGAACGGATCGTCTTCAGTCGTCGCGGCCGTAGTCGTCGATGTACGCATCGTGCTCGCCGAAGAATCCGACAAGTCCGCTGGATGTGGCTTGGCTGAAGGCTCGGCCGCGTTTGCTTTTGGGTCCTCGACCACCTCTGCAACGACTACCGGCTCTGGCAACACACCGTCTCGAATAAACACGATGCACTGCTCCGGTGTGGTGAGCTGACGATCCTTGCAGGCCAGTGCCGCGAAGCGAAAATCGATCTTGTCGCAAGCTGACTTGAATTCCTGGAAGCGCTCTTTGCCGATCACGGCCTTCATGAACAACGTCGCCTCGTCGTTCTCCTCGATGTTGCATTCCCGCTCCAGCGTGAGCCAGTTGCGAGGGCGGACGTATTGCGGTTCGGCCACCGCCGGACCCGTCGCAGAGACCACACGCTGGCCCGCTGACTCCTCGACAACTTCGCCGTCGATCGAAGTCGCCTCGTGAATGTCCTCCGCGTCTTGCGTGAAGCGGTCCGATAGACCGAGAGTCGTCAGAACCGCGTCGACGAACGCGCGCTTTTTGGCCATCTTGATGATGGTGTTCTCGCTGTCCCGAGGCTGCCTGATGTACTTCGATTCCATCGAGCTACACGACCCAACGCCTTGGCCCACCTCGCGACCGTCGTGCGAGTAAAGTCGGCACCTAATCACGTAGCGGTACAACCCGAGCGACGTTCCCGCCTCGACTTCCGCTTTCTGGAAGTAGGTTCCCCCGTTCTTCGAGGTTCGGTTCCGTCCGATTCCTTCGGCGATAAGGCGCTGCTGCTCCGCCTCCGGAACCCTAGCCGAAACCCACTTCGTCATCGAGTAACGGGTCTCATAGTCATGGACGACGTCCTGCTCAAGCACGTCGAAGTCAGGCCGCAGCCCGAACCCTGCCGTCAATCGCTCGGCCCCGGCTTTGAGCAGGGTCATGCGCTTGTCGTTCGTTCCAGGAATGACCCCGAAATCCTTGCCCTCCTCAAGGGCTTCATTGACAAAGGCCGTCAGCGCCTTGTGTGCGTCGATGACGTCCGCTGGTGCCGCGATCGGTCGCAGCAACGCCGGTTTTGGTGCGTCGTAGGTAGCGAGTTCACTCATTCGGAGTCACCGCCTCTGTTGCTGGCTCTTCTGGTAGTCCGGTTTCGGTCAAAATTCCGAGTCCGACTTCGCCGCCGACTGCCTTACCGCAGGTGATAGCGTCCGACCAACCAGCCGGTTTGTGCTTGTAAATCCAAACCCCCGCGAAGATCTTGGTTGACCACTGCAAAACGAGCTTGCAAAGGATGCCCTCACCGGCCTCGATGCCCGAACCGGCCTTGATGCCCCAACCGGCCTTGATGCCCTCACCGGCCTCGATGCCCGAACCGGCCTTGATGCCCCAACCGGCCTCGATGCCCTCACCGGCCTCGATGCCCGAACCGGCCTTGATGCCCCAACCGGCCTTGA